TACTTTGTAATGATTCGGCAGCCAACATAGCTGCGCCGATAGTTTTATAAGAATATTGCCATGCACGGCCAGCTTTGCCCGGCGGTGCCTTTTGTTGTAAGTCATCACCGCTAGCAGTTGATACAAATAAATTTACATTAGATGCAAATGTAGCTTGGTCGACATAGTACTTTGTAGCGGCTGTTTTACTAGTAGAATCTTGTGGCCCAGTACCTGTGATTGGACTTGGATGATCGCTAAGGACTAGAGCACCAGTCATAGTATCACCTTCGCGTAATACTACTCCGCGACGTTGTACAGCTTCAGTTGCTAGATAATTTCCGCTGAGAGTCGGATCATAATCTGGGTCACTAACCGGCGGCACATTTGGCTCAGCTCGTAGACGTACCGGACCTGTTACTACTGATACTGATGTACCACTTCCTGTAGTAGTAGTTGTTAATGGCAAGTAGTGAGCATCGGCGTAACCTTTGTTAATAACTAGATCACTAACTGTAATACTAGTACCATAAAGGGTATTAAAAGTATTAACTAAGCTCTGCGAAGGACTAGCAACATTACCTATAGTAAAGCCATTAGCATTTAATGGTGCAATTAACGTAGGGCTAGCATCATTGCGTAGACCGGATGCTGTAGTGCTTAGAGTAACTTGAGCATTATTTGAAGTGTCAACAATAATACCGGCACCAGCTATTAAGTTACGAGCAGTCAACGCACTGCCTGTACTGTTAGACATAATAAGTTGGCTGTTGCCATATGTGGCTGGAGCATCAGCTAGGTTAGTAAATCCGATCTTACCACCAGCGCCAAATGCAGCATACAATTCAGTAAAGTTAGTATTAACTTTGCGGAACGACTCACGGATACTGTCGCCAGTACCGTCATTACCTTGTATACCGATATCAATTGATAATTGTGACATTTATATTAAACTCCGAAACTTGAACCGCAGCCGCAAGTTGTAGTTGCAGTGGGATTTTTTATTGAAAATTGGCTGCCATGTAGATCTTCTTTATAATCTATTTCTGCGCCTTGCACGTATTGTGCGCTCATTGCATCTACTAAAACGTGAATTCCATCTTTTTCGATATCGAAATCGTCACTGTTGATGATTTCGTCTAAAGTAAAACCATAGCTAAAACCACTACAACCTCCACCTTGTACAAACATACGCAATTTTAATTCGGGATTATTCTCTTCTGCAAGGATATCTTTAATCTTTTCAGCGGCTTGTTCGGTAATGGTGATCATGGCTTTTCCTTATTATATGATATTTATCAAAGGCTTTTTATAACCTTAATGTAAATATAGTATGATCCTTGGAACTGAATTTAGAAAACATAGCTATATGCGTGTTAGTAAGCGTGGAAAATCTCACGCTTACTATCGAAATAAAACTGTAATTAATTTTCGCTGCGATTGTTGTGGGGGAGTGTTTAATCGAGATAAGGGAGATATGGATCCTAAAAGATTAAACAATAACTTCTATCATGTCTGCGGCGATTGTGATAGTAAGAAGTTTGCCCAAGAAAAGGGCGTCGAAGCAAGACGTGTTTGGGATATGCCAGTTAGCAGTCTTAAGACGCTAGACCAACTCTAGAACTAATAACATTCCAGTTAATAATCTTCCATTGATTATGTAAGTAACCTTTTTTGTCAGCTTGATAATCTAAAGCCCAAGCATGTTCCCACCAGTCTATAATTAGTACAATATCTTGTCTAATGTCATGGTTAGCGATAGTCTTAATTTTCCCATCTCGTGCTAGATAAATCCAACCACTACCCTGTATTTTCATTGCTTCTTTTTCAAAGTCATCAGTAAATTTGTCGAATGTTTTGTAATGTTTAGTGATTAGTTCGCTAATTGGGCCATCAGGTGTATTACTAGAACTAGGAGCTTGATATTGCGTAAACAACAAATCGTGTAAAAACGCACCCGCTTCATTGAAGTCAGCGTCGCCTTCACCGTTATTAAATCTGGTTACATAGGTTTTATATAACTTACCATAATGATAATCTATAGCATCTTCGCTGAGTGCTGGCTCTAAATCATCCCTTTTATACGGTAATTTAGTCTGAACTAGTGTCTTAGGAGTTTTACCTTCGTTTAAGGTAATATGCTTGATAAAATTATACATAACGATATTTATTCTATAAATATTCCACAAGGAGATTTAACTATGTTACATCATATTAAAAAATTATTCGGAATTAAACCAAAGGCAGTAGAAGCAGAAGCGCCTTACAAAGTTGAAGTTAGTCCAGTTGCTGAACAGGCTAGCCAAGCAGTTGTAGAATCTATTGCACCAGCTAAGAAAAAGCCAGCGGCTAAAAAGGCATCAGCGGCTAAAAAGCCACGTGCTCCAAAAGCCTCTAAGTAATAATTCCTTTAAGTTGGGCAATTAAGTATTCGTTACTTTTTACCCAACGAAACAAATATACAGGATCTCCGGGTCCTGTAATCGTCCTAGTTCCTAGATAAGCATATTCTAGCCATATGCGCTTACCGCTTTGATCGCACAGTCTTGGCCATAGTACAAACACTAGTTTCCAATCAGCGCGACTATAGAAGAACGCATCTTCATCATTGCGCATTGGGATTGGCATTATCGAACTAGGCCGTAAATTTTAGCGCGATTAATTTCTATTTGATCTTTTAAATGGAGTTTAGTCTTTTTAAGATTTTCTATAGTGAAATCATTGTCGTGCATACTGTAACGTAACTGTATTTCTTTATCTAATTCGTCATGTTTTTCTTGCAATGCACGAATGTGATGTTCAATTTTTTCTTTTGTTATCATTTTACAGCCTCCTTAAAAAGTTCAAAACTTGCGAGATTTTTACCTTTGCTCTCGCACATAATATCAAAGTTATCCCAGAAACTTAGAGCCCATTGATTAACTTCTTTGTTCCAATAGAAGTCTGAGTGAGCTCTGAGCTTTTGCTTTTTATATCCGGAATCTAATAAGATGTTGTGATCGGGTGCTACACTAGGGTCATGGCCCACGAGATAGTCTTCACGAGATACTGAGTAATGCATAGTAGGGCGCAGACCACGCCAACTATCCAAGACACGCCTAACACGAGGATCATCCGGAAGGATATATTCCCCTTCGCGAATCCAATGATGGTGTATGTCGAGCACAATAGGAATGATATCGCTAATATCAAGGCAGTCATTTAACCCCCATGAGTTTTCTTCGTTTTCAATAGTGATGCAGTTGCGGGCTTCGGGTGAGAGTCTTTTGTAAGCACGTCTAATACCTTCTGGGCCTTGTCGACCGGATATATGAACATTGATCTTGAAGTCCTGAAAGGATTTACCATAGCCCATCCAGCGGGCCATGTCTGTGTGATACTCGAATTCTGCGATCGAACGTTCGACAATCCCCGGGTTATCGCTTGCCAAGACAGTAAACTGCCCAGGATGAAAAGACAGGCGGACGTTATTAGCCCTAGCAAGATCGCCCACTCTTTTAAACGCGGTTTCGGCGTATGACACCACGTCAGTTTTACGCCAATAATCACAATAAGTGTCGTGAGTATAAACAGGGAGAATGTCACTGCTAATCCTAACCATCCTAAGATGAGGGTCAAGTGTGCCGACACGTTCTACCAATTTTCGAGTTGCCTCGATATTGCCTACCATTATATCCCATAACTTTTGCTCCGCTACCTCTCTCGATTGATTATTTAACCAACGAACAGTAGTTGAACCGGTGTTATAAATTTTGGCAGGATCTTTAGGACGAATACCGTCTACTTGACGAGCTTCGTCAATCCACTTACAGGCAAATCCGATTTTTTTATTCATATGTGTATTATAACATACTTTCGATAAAAGGTCAACACTATTGGTCGTATGTATACCAACCAGTTATAATATATTTGTGACCGGTATAGATAGGGTTACCTCTATGTGGATATGTCCATCCACTGGGCCAAATAACTACTTTGCCAGCTTCTGGTTTAACTTTAACGCCTTGGTACAGATATTCTGTTTCTCCGCCTTCATCTACATCGTTCAAATATAAAGTATAGGCTACAACTCTAGACAGACTAAAGTTTCCCTCACTTTCTACGTGCCATACATGATATCCTTGGTGGGGGTTTGTACGCTGTATACACATACCTTTAGGAGTATGTCTACTGACTTCTTTAAGCATAGCATATTTTTCAATATATTGATCATAGCATGAATTTATACCCGTATAAAATGCTTGAACGACATCGTGATGATAGTAATGCATTTGTCCATGCGGTGCCCAATCGTATGATATTCGATCATCACCATTTTTGGATAAAGAATTTCTAGAATAAGTTTGTCTTTCAGAATGCATTCTTTCAAAGATTTCTATAATACCATTACAAAAATCTTTACTAAATGCATTTGAATATTCTTCGATCATGTTCATGGTAAGTATTACCCTTCGTAGATAGCCGAGTTAG